GGGGCGGTGGGGGCTGATTTGGGTCCTGATTAGGTTGACCACCAGGGGGGTTTGGATTATTTGGTTGCAATGGAGGCAAAGGTTGTTCGCCAATCATTTGTAACAAAGATGGATCGGTAGTTCTAAGGGCATTAACGTGACCTTCGATATGATCCATAACACCTTTAACAAGGTTTGGGTCATTTCTGAGGTCAGGATCAGCTAAAACTGACTTATGTTCTTGAATATGCTCACTATGTTTATCCAAAGGAGACACTAAAGGAGCTTCACCTTCTAAAAGTTGCTCATTTTCCTTCTTAATCAAAAGAAGTTCATCCATTGTACCTTCATACATGGAATCAATACGTCCAGTATTAATAACTTGGAAGTACTGTTGAGGATTTTGGATAACTTTCATCTGCATCATCTGTTCGGCCATTTGAACTCGACCGGCGATGGTTCTAGATAGAGGATTACCAACATCAACCACCACTCTATTGATAGATGATATTTTTTCGCCAGTGAATTCTTTAAGATACGGACGATTATTCTTACCAACAAGAGCAATTACCTTTGGGGTAGTCGCAAAATCTTTAAGAATTTGAATAAGAGCGGTTCCGACATCTTCTACAAGTCTAATATAAGACTGTTGAAGGCCAGAAACAAATTGTAAGGCTTGAGATTGAACAAGAGCAAGAGCAGTTCCAGATTTTAATGAAGCTTCGGGGTTACCACGGGCTACACTGTTAACACCGGAGATAGTTTCTGCTGCTTGGATCAACATATCTACGAACTTAAAGACTTCTGCGGGGGTTTGGGTGAGATTTAATGCTTGAGGCATCTCATTACCTTCAATAACATTCAAAGATCCTTCTAAGTTACTGAAAGTTATATCAGCTCCGCGTGGAACATAGATATTTTGCACACCAAATGCGTTTTGGTTAGACATAATAGTTCCATACAAAGAGTTAATACCTTCTTGAATAGGGAAAATATCAAACATTGGAGAATATCCGTAAGGAGTTCCAAGAATATCAGAAGGAGCAATTCTAAAGATAGGGATAGTTCTATAAGGCATCTTTGCGTCAATAAGAACACAATCCGCTTCTAAGAATAAAAGATATCGTCCATCAGGCATTGATTCTGTTTGTCTATGGAAGAATTCATAAACAGGGATATCATCGGTATCATCGTTTGAAAATACAGCCAGTCTATAAACAGATGCTTGGTTTTTTGGAGGAATTACTCGGATTTTGTCGGCTAATTCGGGATATTTAGCCATGAGGTCGAAACGATTTTTAAATGATCGGCATAAAATCCAATCATTGTCCCAGTTTTCTTTAGTTCCATCAACTACTACGTCAAAAGGGGTTAAAGTTGTAAATTCTAATTCACCATCTCTAATGGGTTCATTTGTATCTGGATCAATTTCATAAATATCACCAGCAGTTGCATTCCAAGACATTTTAACAAAGGCGGCTCCAAGAACAATTGATATCTCTGTAGCCTTTTTAACAACATCTTCCAGCTTCTTTTCTCTCATATAGTAATCGAGAATACCATTAGCTAGTATTGTTTGAGCATAAGATTTATAATCAGTATTAATAGAACGAGCATCCATTATTGGACGATTAGATGTGATCATAACATAGATATGTTGAGCCAAGTTTCTAAAATGGTTAACAGGTAATTGAACTAATTCTCCTTGTTCTCCAGAAAAATTGACCCTATGACCAGCACCCACATAATTATCAGAATAAGCACCGTGATACGCTCTCCACATATTTTGTAATTTATCTAAATATGAATTAGACATTAACAGATTAAAGAAACTTTGAGATTTAGCTAGAGCTATTCCCGCACATTCCTTGGCAGGTTTAGCGGCAAAATAAATATCGTCGCTCTTTGTATTATTCTCTATCATAATTAAAATTTCCTCTTGTTTTTAAGATTAAAAACTTGTTTATATATTTCTAATTGATTGCCAGAACCGAATTTATCCGGATTTCTTATGAATAATCCTTTAGGATTCAAATCATAATGAGCAGGATAGGGATTTTTACCCATTTGCACCGTTCTAACAAAGTATTTCAAAGCATCTACTGCATCATAGTGACCATCTTCTGCACTACGAGCGAATTTATTCTTTTGTTTATCCCATCTAACATTTCTTAAGTGTCGGAGTAGGGTTTTGCATCGGGGATCTATAATTATTTTATGATTAGCGAGCATGATCCTTAAATTATTGATCATTGCATCATTATCATCTTTTTTAGCTACTTTAAAAGCAATAACTTCTTCCCTTGGGAATAGTTTTTGGCTTTGTTTTAAAATCTCTTGAGTTAATATGTAACTAATATCACTAACTCTTATATATGGACTTTTATATTCTAATGAAAGAGGATTTGTCCAGAGAGTTTTCTCTTTCTTATTAATCTCTTTCACTAACATCTCAATATGAGAACCTTCGTCTTGAAAGTTTATAACAGTCTCATCTTCTACTACTATTTTTCCAGCCCTAAAGTCATAGTAGCCATAAAGTACTACAGTTAAATCTTTTCCACCAGTATCCATTCCTTCATATGCATCATAGAAAGGGGGTTTTGGCCATTCTTTAACTATTTCTTTTTCTAATGCAGCGTCAAACTCGGGAATTACCGAAGTTTTTGAATCCTTGATTAATTCGCAGAGTAATTCTCGTCTAGCCGCATCGGTGTGTAATCCACCAAGTTCAGCTATTAACTCATCCATATCCGATTAGTTATTCTAGGATTATCATAGATGGTTTTCTTAACTAAGCTTCCTCTGAGTTCTGCTTCCTCTAAAAATTTGAGGAAATCATGGTCTGCAATCTCAGGAGGCGTTGATGCTAATACTCCCTTACCTTTTGTGATAAGAGTTGTTGGTAATAAAATACTTTTAATAACGTAATCTAATTTATCGCAGCTTCCGGCTTCATCGACAAAGAATAAATCTGAGTCACCACCACGAAGCTTTTCTGCGTGGCCAGAATCTGTTCCTGCAAGTTGAATCTCAGATCCATTAGGAAAATAATAAATATAATCCTTGCCTCTAAATTCAGGTCTTAGATCTGTTGGACAATCTTCCAGTATCTTTCTTATGTTTGGTCTTACGTTGTTGTTAACTTGAACTTTAGTAGGTGAAACAAATTTCACAATACTATTGGGAGTTCTAATACATTGTTCAAGAGCTAATATACATAAGGTATATGTTTTACCTTGTCGTCTTGATAATAACCACGTCATTATCTTATGAGGTGAAGTGTAAAAAAGATCGTAAAGACCCTTTTGTGTACTATCTAATTTAAAAGCTAACTCACCTCTGCGCCATAATGCTTCAGTAATTTCGCTTTGAGTTAAATTAAGATTTGTCACCGTTTCCATCCACTACTTTTAATTTTAATAGATCTGCCGTTGGGATATTCTTTGTTTTATTCTCAACAGACTTAGGTCCATTTCTAAATGTGGCTAGAATCTTAGAAAAAGCTTCAAGTTTTCTTGTTTCTTCCAAAGTTAACTCACGACCAAGGCTGATTTCTTCAAGACGTTTGATTTGCATTACACAAATTGCTTCTTCTGTGGCCATTTCACTGTCCAAAGATAAAGCTTTCTCTCCAAATAGAGTAACTGGTGATTTTTTAATCAGTTCTTCTAAATGATTCTTCTCTGCTTCGATTTTTTGGATTTTTTTATTGAGTTGAATGATAACTTTTTGTTGAGCTTCGCAAAAATTCTGCAATTCTTCTAAAGTTTGATCGTTTATACTCATATCTTAGGTCCTTGAGTTCTGTATCCAGTAGATAACTTGATACTAGCGATATGACTTTTGACAGAATCAATATCTTTGCTATAGAATTCTTTAAGTGACTTGAATTCCTTCTCCTGATCAATTAAACGTTGCTCTAAATTGGCAAGTTTCTTATCAGTAGACTTAAATTCATAAAATGCAGCAATACTTCCCAAAATTAATAAAATAGCCGCTTCTGTTAAAGTAACAGGCTGTAGGCTTATCTTGAGGAAATACAATGCGAAGGCTCCCAATGGGAGATACTTGATCTTATTTTCCATAATTCTCCTAAATTGTCGTTAAGATTGGGCTTTTTAGCGTAACTCGCTCTTATAATATGTAATTACCCCACTAGGGGCGGTCGGTATTGCGTTAAGCTTATTCTTACAATAAGTTGTTAATATGAAAAGTCGGTAAAATCGAGTCATTATAACAACTTTAAGTATGAACCAAGATCAAAACCCAATATGCCCAATTTGTACTGCATGGATGTTAACCCATCCCGAAGATAAGTTCTGGTTAAAGTGTGTAAGTTGTGGATATTGCAAGAAAATTGCCCAAAGACTAATTTCAATTCCTACCGGAGATAAGCTAAAATGATCAAAGAAATCATAACAATCGATATGTATTTTACAGACTTTGCGACTAAAAAAGATAGGCGTAAAGAATATCCCGATGAATTTACCCCTGAAATATTAGCTAGTGCTAAGAAGCTTTTAATTCAAGTTAATAGTCTTTTAAATGATTTAGGGATTGAGAAGTGTCAGGTTTCAAGCGGCTGGAGACCGGCGGCTGTTAATAATAAAATAACCAATGCGGCCAAAAAGAGTTACCATATGCTTGGTATGGCTGTAGATATCTTAGACAGTCCTAAACAAGATCTAGCTAACTTAATAGCTTCTAAGCCTGATTTATTGAAGAAATATAATTTATGGTTAGAGGATCAAACTTCGACCCGAGGCAAAAATACTAATTGGGCGCATTTGGATATTGGAACCAGAACAGATCGTCCTAGCAGAATCTTTAAACCTTAATCTTCCCAGTGAAATAAAGTAATACTTTTTGTTATATATTTATTAAAAGGCTTAGTTTGCTTTTTATAAAATATCTTTTGAATTCCCTTATATTTTCTAGTAATTCCAATTTTAGAAAGTCCTAGTGCTTCTGACATCAACTTATTAATTTGATGTTGTAATCCAGATATGGCCTCTACATGCGCCTTTAAATGTTCAAAATGATCATCTGACATTAGATTTCCCACACAAATAATACAGTTTCTTTATAATTAAAATCGGCATTTCTATGTTTAACTTTTTGTATTCCCTTATATTTTCTACCTATATGAATAGGACTATTAAGATCATAATATAAGAAACTAGTTCCAGTTACTATACTAGATTGCATAGCATATTTCATAGCACTAGTCATAGTATTAAAATCTAAAGTTCCACCAGTTATTGTACTTACTGTATAAGTTTTTTTCATTATTTTAAATAAACTCTTTGTCCGAGTACTTCATGTGCTTGTAGATCGTCAACAAATTTAGAGGGTTTAGTCATAACAACATCAACAAACTCTGTAAGTTTCAATGTCATTAGAACTGCTTCTGCCCACTTAGCTCCACCAGCAGACCAAACCATAACCATCATACCACGGGCTTTATATTTCTTTAGAAGATCAACGTGTTTTTTATGAGGAGTTAAATAATGAAAGCTTCCATCATATGGATCTACAAAAGAAACTTTACCCACACCAGGTTGAGAGGGTTCATCCCACATAACTAATGTATCATCCACATCAAAAGCAACAACATATTCATTTTCAAATACTTTCATTCTTATCCTTTGAACTTTTTAGTTCTGATTAGTTCGTCTGTATAGTTAATAATTTCTTGTTGTAGTTCTCCTCTAATATATTCGTTCTTCTCTATAATCCAATCACCAATTAAATCTAAAAGATACTTATCACTCAATGCTAAACTAGTGGAATCATTGATGATATACGAAGGAATAGTTCCATCTAGTGACATTTTGGTTCGAGCTTGTTCAACTAATTGATTCTTATTATCATTTTCCATGTCCATCTCCACAATCTTGGTTAAGGTTCTCTATTAATTGTTGGGTTGTTTGTTCTTTTGTCAAGTCTCTAATAACAGGATACATGAAATTTTTATCATTGTCAACATGATTTCTAAAAAATAAACAATGACTCATCTCATGCGCCATTAACTCGAACTGCATATCTTTGGAGACCTGCATCCAGTATCCAGAATCAATATAGATGTTATAAAAACTCTCTTGATCTGTTTCACATATACCGATTACTGGGTTATCTAGATTGGCTCTTATTAATTTTTTCTCTTTAGGATTAAAATATTGTCCAGGCTTGCAATAAAGCTTAATGATTCCTAGAATTTCCATATAAGAATCTTTTATGCTGTTCATATCAGCATTACTATGTACGCTAAAGAGTACAATTAAACTAAATAATATCTTTTTTAGTATTTTCACGGGCTTTCCTCATAGTCTCCTTAGCTCGTTCTCGATTACAACTTCCGCAAACCTTACCGGACCAAAGTAATCCATCTTCATCCATCCAACGCTTGTCTTTCTTATTATAAAGACCGTCTTGTTTCCTTAATTTTAATTTAAGGCACACCTTGCAAGTGTGATAATTAATTTCTTCCATACTCACTCCTCATAAACAAATATAATTGCAACCGTATTAACAATCCCACCATAAAGCTTGGGGTAATCTTTTTCTAATCTTCTCTTGGAAGGAACTTTCATTAAATGTATTCGACCTGCAAAAAAATCATGGTACTGTATAATATACATATAAGTAATTTCTTTTTTTCTAAATAATCGCTTAAAGAAATTAATCATGGCTCAAACACAAATAGTTCACACTTATCATATCTATTAGTATTTTCATAAAGATAACTCTCTATCTCTACCATAGTTATGTCTGCCAAATGTTCCGGTATACTGTAATAAGAAGTTGGAAGATGAACCATTCTCCTATTGTCATGATCAATTGCTACTAAAGTTTTATTATGTAATAATGCAATTATAATCATTTTTTAAATTTAACCAATTTTCTATTAACAGTCTCTTGATACATTGCATTAGAAAGATTCCTAATACTTTCTAACTCTTTGTCTATTTCTTTCATGCTGTAACTTCTAGATCGTCTATTAAATAGTCCGAAGATCTTCTCGGCGGTGTTGGAAATATAGAAGTCTGTGATATTAATTTCTTCTTTATATTTACCCAGCTTATACCTTCTTCTATTTAATTTTTTATTCATATCCACCAGAACCACGACCTGCGTAGCCTGGTCTGCTTTTACATGTATCGCAAATTAAGAAACCTGTCTCATCGTAGTCCCATTTATGTGGAGGACAGGATTTCTTTTTATCAGAACTTACTGCCTGGGCTTTATTTGCTGCCTTAGCTAACATGAATACACCTATAAATACAGCAATGAATAATAGCATTATTTCCCCTTAAGATATTCTTTTGTTAATTGATTTGTTGCATACTTAATTGAATATAGATCCCCGTAATTATTAATGAACTCGTTACATTCGTCAATATTATTAAAGGCACCGAGAATAACTTCATTCTTCCAGTTCTTAAGCTTGACATAAAGAAGTCTACCTTGAGGATGCCGGAAATCGCGACCAACTACTGACGTAAGTCGGTAGTTGATATGCCTTCTTTTATTATGGAACTTATATCCAAGGGAGGCATAGTAATCATACCAGTAATTAAAACGAAGCTTAAGATTCTGCTTGTCTGTAGTTTCTAGGAGTTTATATTCATATTTGGTGGGGTCTATTGGAAGGCCAATACCAGCTCTAATCTCGCTTATAAGGCGGCTTAGGCTGGATAATACATCGTAGGAGTAGGTTAAGAAAATCTCCTTCTCCTGGGCATCTACAAGCGCGTATATCGCATTTTTAGGCATGTTAACAAGCAGTTGGAGTTCTTTCATAGTACAATAAGTTGTTAAGTCTGTTTCTATATTTAATCTTCCCAAACAAATATAAGACGGGAATCTTTATCAAGTTTAGGATTATGCATGGTACTTGTTGATCTTTCTTGGAATCCCCTGCCTAGGATATAATCCCCAAATAATCTATAACCATCTTTAAAATATTGAGTTGTATGTCTCCCATAGGCAATTCTGACTTCTATCTTATAATCATGTAATTGCCACATTTAAGGCTCCCAAATGAATAAGACCGTCTTAGAAGGATTATGGGTAACGGCTAAAGGAGCTAGACTTTCAAAGGTAATAACGGGTTCCCAAATTGTAGTAGGGACAGTTTGATAAGGCCAATAACTTTGTATTGCTGCCAATTGCTGAGCCATGGTGCTGGTTGTTGTAGTTACATAAGTTTGACCACTTTGGGCTTGTTGTAATCCCTGTTGCTGGGTTCCCTGACTGGCCAAACTGTTACCAAATAAGTTACCTAAGATTCCCATATAAATATCTCCTCACCATCTATGTCAACGGCCTGTATTAAAGGCCTGAACGTTTTAAACGACTTACTGTAAAATGCTTGATACCCTTTTCTAGGCTGGATCATCTTCCCTGGTCCAACCAGACTATCCACGATATTATCATAAGTCAGACCCATATCTTCAAGAGCTTTTAATGGGTCTTTTTTAAGTTGTTTGATCCTATCTTTGTTTCTAGAGTTTCTATAACTCATGTATAATCCCACCTAAAAATCTCAACCCCATTAATAGACATGACACTAAAATCGGGTGTTGGAATAACATAATCATCTGGTTTTTTACCCTCCATTTTCCTAGTTAACCGAGTTTCTATACGCAATATATCCCAATCCTGGTAGTTTCTATATTTATGAAGTACCTCAGTATTCCACATACAGCCTGTTTCTATAATACTACCCTGTTTCAATAATGAGGAATATATTGTCATCACACGTCCACAATTAAAGGCCAATGATTACAAGGGGTCTAAAATAGCCCATTGTGTTTCTATAAACAATATACCCATTAATTATATCTTTGTCAAGGGTTAATTTTAGGGCTTGACAAAGGCAGCACGAAGTGCGATAATAAAGCATGGTTGAAATCTTCATACTTACTCCTCAATCTGGCTACACTTGCCAGGTCATACTTTCATGGCCCGAGACCAAGGATATGTGGGTTAAATTCTATCGTAACATACCCTCCTTTACCCCTGCTAAGTGGTATAGACGAAAATATGATATTAGCCCATCCTGGAACGCTAAAAACACCCTATTATTCATATGGGAGGATTAGCAATAGTACTAGTTGTTTCAATAACTTAGATACCTAATTATGTGCGTGTTGTCCATATAATCTTCATCAGCACCCAAAAGTACCCCACCCCCCTACCCTGGCATAGTCCTTGCATGTCTTTAACCCTGGCACCATACTTGCATATATACAATAACCATACCATATAGTCCTGGCATATATATTACATATGATGTATCTTCCTTGCAAGATCTGGACCAAGTGAGGTTGGTACGATTGTTGCATTATTAAGTCCCCACCAATGTTGGCATAGATATTGCATAAAAAAGGATTAAGCGTCTATTAGGGCATAAGAGCTTAAGTCTGGATGGGTATGTGAGATGACACTACTAATTGACGTTACTAAGCTGTATTGACCTATTAAGTATACTTGACTTTAAGCCTCTTAATCTTAACTATAGTTTATACTTAACTCCATTGTTATACTTAGTTCCATCCTAATCCATACCTTGTCTTATTGTTTATCCTATTAGTGTTTAGGTTCTTTACAGTGTATAATTTATGAGTAGCCGGATTTTCAATGGGTTAGCCTATTCTGTCTATTAGTTCGACGATGGTCGGTTTTATAAACTATTGAAACTACTTAGTTTGACACTTGGCATTAAGACTGCATTAGTGTATTGTATATTCAAACCCCTAGCTCATGGATGAGCAACCCCTAAAAAGGAGTGAGTTATGTATCAACAGTTAAACATCCAGCAACTAAGCCTAGAAGTAGCTCAAACTTATGAGCGCATTCAAGAGCTGTATTTATCCAGTGATTACAGTCAATATATTGATGATGAAATTGAAATTACTCGAATTAAGTATTACAATGATTTATATACATTAAAATCAATGGGAATCGGCGGCGTATTGATTAGAGGTCATTTTAGAACAACGGAAAGGGAATAATTATGATTAAGTATTTAAGCATTAAAACAGACAATAAGACGATTGTTTACTGGAAAAACTTAGGTTATAGCATTATATTCGTTTTATAAGAGGTTTTATGACAATTGGTTGGTTCTTATTATTAATATTTGTTCTAAACTTAGGAAATGAGTGAGGTTTTTATGCAATTAGTTAAAACTGAAATCAGACTTATTACAGGCAAAACAGTCGGGTTTAAACACACTATAAAGGTTTATAAGTACAATACATTGATTAAGACCTTTGTTTATGAAAACCCTATAGTTATGGTAATGGCTCATAAGCAGCTTATAGACGTTTTTAAGTCTAATGGCTTTGATGTTAAATTTAACCCATTATTTGTTTAAAGAAAGGTAAAATCATGAAAAAGACTTATGATACAAGAAGTTACTACACTAATCAGTTAAATCAATTACAAGACGTTGATTACTTTAAATCAATACAGATTTTTGATGGCACCGGCGGGAAAACTAAACATTTAAATCTTAATAGTGATTCAATACCTAAACTTATTGAATTTTTGAACAAAGAGCTAGAAAAAGCTGAAAAATTAGAGCAAAAGGACGATTATTCTTTAAAGTTTTAAAATAATGAACCGATAAGTAATTAAGAGGTGAGTTTATGAAAACGGAAAGAATAATTGCAAACTTTAACGCGATAATTGAGCGCGAATGTCAAAAAGATACTGATTTTAAGCGTTTAACAGACTTACAAGCCGTTTTGATCGGTGAACTTAAGCAAAGGGTCCATGAATTAGAGGTTGAAAACACTAAACTTAAGAACAAAGGAAAAAGAGGTACAAATAAATTATGAAATCTATAAAAAGAACCGTAGTCGATTTAGTTCCCGTTGGCATGTATCTTGTAACGTTTGAACCTGTATGGAATAACCATTGCAATCCTGGAGAACATGAGGATTGTCTTGATCATGGCTGTTTTGACAATGGTCAAGACTATATTTCAGAAGTTGACCCATCAATAACTAAAGTTACTGAAAAAAACTATTTAGGTCTTGATGTGATCGGAAAAGATGAAAATTTGAATGTTAAAGGCTTGTTCGGAGATGACACTCATGATTTAAGACCAAGACTGTTCAAAACACTTAAAGAGGCAAAAGAGCATGAAAAATATACATTGGATAGATTTAAAAACCCTCAACCTTGGGAAAGTTTTGTTAAATTAGCTTAAGTTTTAAATTAATAACCCGATAAGTATATAAGAGGTGAATATGAATACTAAAAAAAGAGTGGTTTTAATGAGTGCTGAATTGTCAACTTTATCAAGCTTTGACAATGCATCAAGAACTGAAAGTTTAAGAATGTTACTAACCAACAAAGGTTATAACATTACTTCAGTCCTTGGGTCTTACAAAGGTAAACTTGAAAGGGCATTCTTAATTGATGCGTCTGAGGATATTATTAAGCCCTTGACTGGAGTTGCTGGTTATTTTGGTCAAGAATCAATACTTGTGGTCAATGAGGACCAAAAGTCAAGTTTGATCTATGCTAACGGCAAAACAGAATTCATCGGAACAATGGGAACTATTGATAACATTGATAAAGTCGAGAATTGGACACTAGTTAACGGTTTATTTTATAGTGTGAAATGAGGTATTTATGAAATTGATAAGTGTATGGACTTTAGAAGAACAAAACCAATGGTCAAAGACCTATAAGAAGTTACCAATTGGTTCAAAGGTAAAATTGAATTCAAATTATACTGGAGATGAAAACAGATTAGGTAAAAATGCCATTATTATAAACATTATAACACAAGAAATAGATAGTGGCCATATCGCATACGATGAATTTAATAAAACTCATGAGGAATATTATAAAGTAACTTATGATGATGGTATTGATTCTGTTTTATGGCCTGAAGAAATAGAGGTTTTATGAAATATTTAACTACAATTTTTTTAGTATTACTATTATTGACATATTTTGTAGTAACTTTTGAACATACAATGATTTTAGTCAAATAAAATATATTGACTTTCAAATCAAAGTATGCTAAACTAAAACCAAGTGTTTAACAAAACAGTCCACATCAAACGGCAAAGCCTCATTCAAAGTCTTTTCACTCCATACAATTCAAACTCAACCAATGGCTAAGTACTTAACTAAGCCCTCAAAAGAAAATTGCGCTAAAGAAAAGTTCCCATTGCTAACGTTTGCATAAAGTACCGAAAAGTGTCGCTTTTTGCATATGTGAGCATTTATAAATATACACTGTCTAAAGCCTAAACATTCAAACCCCTTTAAAATGTTCATAACTTGGCATTCATAATGCAATGAGTTAAGGTATGAATAAAAAGGTTTTAATAGCTTTAATATTGTTATCAAGCCAAGCCAAGGCGAATGATTTTAAAGAAGTCCAGGACTTGGCTTTAAAGAACGGTTTTAAGCCCTCAAAACAGGTTATACAAGCCGTTGTTAAAGCGGCGCGATGGTATGGGTTAAACCCTTTGGACCTAGCCTCTATTGGTCTAATCGAAACCGGCTTAGGTAAGTATACTAGTACCAATACCAATTCAAACGGAACACAAGATACTGGTATATTTCAAATCAATACCATCAATAAGTCTAAATGCATTCAGTTTGATTTAAATACCATTGAAGGTTCGGCTTTTTGCGCTGCTAAACTATTGTCAACTATTAAGAGGCATTATAAAGAGGACCCACAATGGCCAGCTATTTATCATTCAAAAACTAAAAAATATAAAAAAGTTTATTTTGAAAAAATCGCTAAAGTTCTAGCAATGAATACCGATAAGTAATATAAGAAGTTAAACTATACAAAGGAGTTTTAAAAATGTACGGAACTACAGCAACTAAAATCAAATACTTTCCTAAGTTAAAGATCTATAAGAACAGTACAGGCAATGTAACCTTTGACCCTGCTACTATTACAGCAGATTCTTATAATTGGTGGACCTTTGTTAAAGTTATTAAAAAGAAAGTTGTTTTTAATGATTACTATTATTCAAGTTCAACTTCAGCGCATCAATCTCTAGTTAGGGAAGTAATGAAAGAATTAGGTATTAAAATTGATGTAACAGTCCATCAAAGAGGTAGTTTAGGTTATTGTCCTGAAGTTAAATTCTTGTATGAAAGGCTTTTTAAAGGTCAAATTCATAATGCAAACCCAAAGACCCGTAATAAATACACCGAACAAGACTTTGCAGAATTAAAAGCAGAAATCAAGAAACTCAAAGAATGAGCAAAAGGCTTTAAAACATGAAATGGAACAGTCAGAAGTTAATCGCTTGGCTTTTCTTAAAGAACAAAGTAAAGTGAACAAATCAGAACGCGAAGAACGCAAAAAGGCAATTAAAGAAGCAATTCAAAGCGGTGAAGTATTTAGTTTATAATCAATTAATAGAAAGGACTTTAAAATGGATAACATTACTAAAATTGTAGATCACTTTATAAGCTCTAATGAGCCAAAACAGATAGGTCAATATGCAACCGATGGCAAGACCTTGGTTTATGTTAAAGCTGGTAAAGAAAGTAGATATATTAAAGATTGTCCTATAAATGTTCAAAGAGATGTATTGGCTATTAAGTCTAAAGGTATTGTTTTAGGCAATAGTGCGCGATTGGAACACGTTGAATCAATGTTCGGACGGCGAACACGCGGTCAAACGCGAGTACAGGCTATTATGGCCGAAAAAATCCCCACAATCCCTTTTAATGTGTTCAAAGAGGCAAAGTTAAACTTAAGAACTATTAAAGTATTAGACAATGGTCAAGGTGAGAAGATTACTAGATTTAAAATGAATGAATATGGTTCAAGACATTTAGGTAAAGATGGTTATCCAGTATTTGAAACCGTTCATTTTACCGGCGCTAAATTATTTGAAGTCGATGGTCGTCAATTCTTATTTGATCTTGATCGTGAGGAAATTAAACACAATATTTTTAATCCTTTCTTAGTTGAATTGCAAACTAAGGCGAGTTCAATTGTTGAGGCGTATGAAAGTCTAAAGCCCCAAGCGGTCAAAGATGCATTGTCAAAAGGTTCTAAGGTTATTCGTCAAGGGGAATGGTTCTTTATTCCTACAAAACAGCCATCACAAACCTTTATTGATAAGCATTATAAAAAGGTCAAAGATTGGAACAAAAAAATGATTTTGCCTGAATTGTCTTTAAGAGCTGGTAATAATAGACCAAATATTGTCAAATTAGGTTTTGAGGCAAACGCAATGGTATATGTTAAAGGTCTCGTAAGGCATCAAGGGCGTGAGCATAGAGATGTTACTTTAACTCAATGGCATTTAGCAGTCCCTAACACAAGCGTTACCTCATGGCAGGTTTCAGGAGATATTGACTAATGTTTACTACTTATTATATTGAAGATTGTAATGGAAATATAGTAAACTATTGGAATAGACTTCAGGATGCTAAGGATTACTTTTTATTTATGAGTTCAGGAAATGCAGAAAACGAATATGTGGCCCGAAATGATTTAAGAATTGTTCAACTAAAGGGTTCTTATAAGTATGAAGGTAAACATGTTTATTATTTAACTTATGATGGCATGAAATGGATAAAGGAGAAAAATTGAATACTTTATACGATCGTCTAAAAGCTGGTCGGCCTCATTGTGAGGAATATCAAGAGATTATAAAATTAAGACTTGACGGCCATACCTATGATGCGATAAGTTATTTACTTGAGGTGCCAAGACAGACTATTGCCACAATCTGTCAAAAGAATAAGCTTGGTGGTAAAGTGAAGGAGAAAAATGCAATATTGTTCAGATTGTAGAAGTGTAGAGCAAGGAACCATAACCCATTACCCTGATGGTTATACTAAACATGACTATCTAGTTTTGGGAGTGAAAGAGATTTTGAAATATAAAAAACATCCTTCAGACTTCAAACAAGACGAAATTCTTGAATGGGGAAAAGATTCGACTGCTATTGAAATTTGTTCACAATGTCAGTCCGAAGATGATACAATGATTAATGTAAATGAAGATTACGATCAGGATAGGTGATTATGTTTAAAAAAGGCGATACTGAAAAACTTTATGAGTTTGAAAAGTTTACTTTAAGAATAGCTGGTGATGAATTAAGAGCATTTGAAAACAAAATTGATGCATTAGGGAATAAATATGTTATCGGCTATAAATCATTTAATCTATCTTTAGATAAAGAACAATGGCGAGAAGATAGCGTAATTCAAAATGTAATTTTAGAAGTTATCAGACTTCAAGAGGAAATCAATAACTTAAAATTTCATATAAGATTAGAAGATAAAATCAAATGAGCATGCACAAGTTTTACATATGGTGGGAACCTACGCCGCGAAGGTTGAAAAAGTATAGTAGTATGATATTCTTAAAAGAGTATGGCCGAATGAAAATTAAGAGTTATGCAAATGCATTCTTTTATACATCAAAAAGTCAAAGTCTTAAAGATATAAAGTCAAGACATAAAGATGGTATTTTAAGGGAATTATTTATATATGAAGATTAAAGTTTTTAAAGAAAGAACCGATAAGTATATATGAAAACAATTATTGCAATCGGTTTAATATTAATAGTTCCAGGTGGTATTCCAATGTATTTTGGTTATAAATTGTATAAACATTTTAAAAAGGAGAAAGTAAAATGATTGTAAAAGCTTTTGAACAAGGTACTAATAAGATCTATATGCGAGCTGATAACATGGATAACTTCAGTGTATTGGTTATTGATGGTAATAAGTCCCAAAGGATTGCGAGTACTAAAAATAATCACGTTGATTTTGATACGGCGAGTGAATTATTCGATTTATTTGTTGACAAAGCTCAGAAAAATGACGATACTAAAATTGACACTATTGATAATAGTGAAGTGTTTAGTCCCAAAGAGTTTGAACAATTGCTTAAAGATTTAGAAAACGAAGATAAGAAAGGGAATAAATAATGATTAAAGCTATTGTAAGATATAAAAACCGAAAACTCTATGATAAAATGGATAGCCATTATATTACACTTAAAGATATAATTGCAATGGTTAAAACCGGCCAAGAGTTTTTAGTCGTAAGTAATGAAACCAAAAAAGATATTACAAGACAGACTTTACAAGAGGCTATGAACCAATACGTTGAATTAGATATGGATACTATTAAATCTATTATAAACGTAACCCATCCTTTTGAGGTTACCAATGGCTAAAAAAATAACATATGTGATTTGTAAAGAATGTTTTCAATTGCATTATAAAGTGTCTAAAAGTTGGGCACAAAAAGATGCTAAACTGAATAACG